AACGCTGGGAAGCGGTGGCCAGAAACGAAGCCACGATCCTGAGCCTGCTCGCGCAGGACGAACGGCTCGACAGCGACACCCGAGACGCCTGCGCCGGCGCGTTTTTGAGGCAGTGTAATGCTCATGGCATTGTTCTGCCCAACGACGACTGACACGCAAGATGCCCCGCCGTCCGGGAGCCAACCGGAGCGACGGGGCGAGAACCGCAGGATGAACCTACCTCAACGGAGAACCGCAATGCAACAGGACCAGCACCAGTTCCGGCCCGGCGATCATGTGCTCGCGTGGCGAGGCCCGAAGGGCCAACAGCCGGCGACCGTCGTGCAGCGCAACGGCCACAACGGCGGCAAGGGGTCGCGCACGGACATTACGATCCGCTTCGACAACGACGGCGCGCTCTACTGCGCGTGGTCGCGCGGGTTGGTGCCGGTGACGGCCACGGAGACCGCATGACGACCGCCAAGACGCCCGCCGCGGTGGCCACGCCCGCCAGCGCGCCCGTGAAGGATGCCGACACCCTCGCGATCGAGAACGCCAGCGTCGGCATGACCAAGCAGGAGATCGTCGCGGCCATCAAGGCCGCCCCGAAGCGCGGCGAGTTGCCGGAGAACGTCAAGACGGCGCTCGCCGAGCGGAAGAATCTCCATCTCGTCGCGGCGAAGATGAGCGAAATGAATTGGGGTCGCGGCCTTGATGAACTCACTCGACGCGCCGTTGCGGCCTACCTCGAACGGAACCGACTCGATTTGACGGAGATTGATGTCCTCGGCGGCAACCTCTACCGGAACTCGCGTTACTACAAGCGGCGGCTCGCGGAGAAGGTCGAGGACGGGATGATCGACTACCTCAAGTCCGATTGGGTCCATCCGGACCCGCGCCTCGCGTCGATGGCGGCGCAGGGCGACGAATGGGCGAGGGCCGAGCAGACGCGGCGCGCCCGCGTGCGCATCGAGTACGGCATCCCGGACGCGGCCATCGGGGCGTGCGTCTTCCGCATCAAGGTCAAGGGGATGGACGTCGAGATCACCGCGGCGAAGTGGTGCGGCGGCGGTACACAGAAGAAGCGGGCCTCGGGCGGTGCCATCGTGGACGGCGATCCGATTGGCGATCTGTTCCCGGTAGAAACCTCGGAGACGCGGGCCTGCCGGCGTGCGGCCATCCTTGTCGCATCCAGCATCCCAGCGCTCAAGTGGCAGGAAACGGAACTTGATGAACAGGGCGTTGCCGTCGCGTCGATCATCAAAGAAGGCAAGAGCCGCGAAGTGTTTGCCGAGCCCCCGCGCCGTCACGCGCTCGCAGAGGGCGACTACGCCACGCCGGACCCGTTGGCCGCCGCGGAGATGAAGCCCATCCCGGTCGAGGAGACGGAAGCCGAGCGACTGGCGTTCGACCGCGCGATTGTGGAGCGTGACGGGTGAGCAAGGCCGTCACGAACACCGACCCTCGGGCCTCCGACCTCGAACGGAAGCCCGAGAAGGGCTTCGTACTTCGCCACAAGACGAGCCTCCGCTACCTTTCGGCGCATCCTGACCTCGGCGTCCACGCGGAAGACCCGGACGAGGCGGCGGCTGTCGTCTGGAAATCGGTGGCGATCGCAGAGCTGTACCGCCTCGGTTTGGAGCCGTACGCCGGCGCGTGGGAGATTGTGCTGGTCCTGCGTGATCCGGAAGCGGGGCGCCCATGATCCGCCGCAAGCGTCCCAAGCGGGCGAACCTCAAACCGCGCAAGCCGGTGAAGCGCCGCAACCCCGCACACCGAGCCGCGAACCACGAACGGGCGTACGGCGAGAAGGCGGCCTGGATTCGGGGCTTCCCATGTGTCGGCTGCGGGATTGGTGGACCCATTGAAGCGGCGCACACCACGACGGGCGGGATGGGACGGAAGGCGGACGCCTCAACGCTCGTCCCGCTCTGTGGGCCGCATGTCCTGCCGCCCTACAGCTTGTATCGCTTCGTAGAAAGCTGCCACCGCGAGCTACACCGCGTCGGCATCAAGACGTTCGAGGCGCGGCACGAAGTCAACCTGAAGGCGCTCGCCGCCAAGTACGAAGCCGAGTGGCAGACCCACACCGGAGACGCGACATGACGCACCCCGAACCGAACCCCCCGACGCCCACCCCGAGCGACCGCGAGACGCTGATGGACCGACTCTCTGACAACGGTATCATCGAGGAATGGGTGGACTTGACGCACCCGAAACATCACATCGAGCGTCGGATCGAGATTTTTGAAGAGACATTAGGCCGGTTCGCCGACGCGATCCTCGCTGCCGGGTTCGTCCGTCCGTGTCCGTGGCGGGAGGATGACCGCGTACAGATCGAGCGGCAGGAGCTTGCTCACTACGTGCTGAATCTCATCCGCGAGAGAGTGGACATCGAGGGCGATCCCATCGTGGCCGAGCTGACGGGCCGGGGAGTGTATGACCGGCTCAACGCCCTGTGTGACCGTGCCGCCGCCTGCGGCGCGGGGAGCGAGGATACCGCGCGGCTGGACTGGCTGGCCGAGAATGGGAACGACTGGACGTTGCGCGGGATGATGGAGCATCAGGCCGGTGTTTGGCGGCGAATGTGGTTCGTAGATCACGACGGCGGCGCGCCCAAGGGACACGCCGTGCATACCGACGGGAAGATCGCACTCCGTGAAGCGCTTGACGCCGCCCGTCACCCCGCACCGCAGGAGGAACGACCGTGAGCCGCAACATTGCGTTTTCCCCGCCGCGTCCGAAGTGCCAACATGTGTGGCAGGTGGCCGCGACGAACTCGAATCAGAGCGGGACGATTGTCGTCTGCGCGCTTTGTGGAACCCCCCGATGACGCCCTCCCCCGCAGGGCCGTGGACGCCGGACCAGCCGCCGAGGGCTGATGCTACGATAGTCGAGATGATCGCGCGAGAAGATTATCTCAGTGAACAACTCGCACAGCACCGGGAGAAAACGGACACGGTCGTCGCAGAGTCGTGGGAACTGGACGAGCCCGATGACCGTCAGGTGATCTGGTCGCAGATCGTCCGCGAGTTTGCCGCTGCGTGTGTCGCCGAGCGGGACCGCCTCGCGCGGGAGGCGGGAGCGGGAGGTGGGAACCCCGCTATACAGGAGGCTATCGAGGAGTTGGAACGGCTGCGTCTGTTTGCGCTGGGCGAGGGGTACACAATGCGCTACGACGCGCTCGCGGCCCTCTGTACAGCGTGGCCGGATGATCCACGGGCGTCGGCGGGAGAGCCGGTGGCGTGGCTCGTAGAAGGGCATCAGTCGGACGGAACGCCGTTGGGCGAGAAGCCGTGGCGAGCGATTGTGCTGACCATAGACGAGGCTGAACAAGTCGCGCACGATGTCGCTGGGGGCTACGTCCCGCTCTACCGTGCTGCGCCGTCCCGAGCGGGCGGGGTGGAAATACGGGAGGCCGTGCGCGAGGCACTAACGCGGCTGATCGTGCAGGCTGGCCGTCTTACGTGGGGGCCGTATGACGTACTCGGCCACGTAGAACAGTTCCGCGACCGCGAGTATCCGATTCTCCCCACCCCCGGAGCAACCCCATGACTGACCGCGAGCAGGACATTCCGCGCCGCATCCGCCAAGACCTATTCTCGCCCGCAGAACGCGCAATCTGGGACGCGGCGCAGGTGGTCGAGGAAATGGCGCCATCGGTACACCTGACCGACGCCGTGATTTTCCTCGCCAAAGCTCGTGCGAAGGTGGCGGATTTTGTGGACGGCGTACCCACGGAGGCGCACGACTGGAATCGCCTTGTGTGGTTGCTCGGTGATGTGGCTGAACGCTTGCCATTCACGGACGTGGGCCGGGAACGCTACGGCGAACTGCTCGGGTGGAAGGCGGTCGTCGAAGCACTCGGGGACCATCCCCACCGCCTCCAACCGCCCGCCGCCGGAGCAGGAGAGGGCACGGAGGATGTGCTGGCGGGGCACGGATGCGGTGACGGATACTGCGACATCACGGGCCCAGCGACGGGAATGCATACCAATGGCGGATGCAAGTGCTTGGCTCCATTGCCCATGTCGCGTCGCACGCATGTGCGAGTAGCACTGCAACGGTACCGCGAGGCGCTCCGTGCCGCGCTCGCGGTCCCCCGTGAGCAGGAGCCGGCGAGTGAAGCGCGCAGGCAGTGCGACACGATCATGGCCGAGATGTCGTTGTCAGCGTGCATACACGGCGTGCCGCACGTTCGGGCGGAGGCGTGTCCTGACTGCGCAGCCTCGACGGAATCTGAACCCGCCTACGTGCTGGAGTTTTGCAAGAGCGTGATTCAGGACGCCATCGGCCTTGACGATGGCCTTGACGGTGAGGCGGGAACGGCTGTCCTCGCGATGATTCGGAACGCACTGGCCCGTGGCGCGGTCCCCCGTGGCGAGGGGGAGCGGGTAGCATGGGCAGTTGTGCAAAACGGGGTGGTGGTGTTGCCGTGCCTAAGCGAGGAGGATGCAACCCGGAAAGCATCGTTGCTTCCCGACACCTCCGTGGTTGGATTGGGGATTCTACGATGAGCGAACTGGCCGAGCGTGACAGAGCATTCGTGAGCCACTTTATGCGCCAACAATCAGTCGATGCTGGCTACGCACGGATGTCTCGCACGACTCGCGGAAGGCCGATTGGGCAAGGTGATGTGACGCGAATCGTGGCTGAATTGCGCGACTGGGAACTCCGAGACAGGGCAACTGGCGAGGTTGTCCCGCTCTACCGCCACCCCGCCCCCGCCAGCGCGGACAGGGAGCGGTCAGCGGGGGCGACGGAGGATCGACGATTCCCTGTCCAGGGCGAGTCGTTTAGCTCTTACGATGGCGAAAGGATGGTGTACGTCCCGCGCAGCAAAGTTCCGTGGAGTGTTGCAGAAGCGGCCTACGCCGTGTACGCGGCCAAGTATGGGACCGGGCAATCACTCGAAACGTTGGCCCAGCGTGGTGGCTTCGGGCGTGGAGAGTTGCTCTGGCTACTCGACGGCGGGACTAACGACAAGTTGTGCACGAAAGTTGCGGCCGCCCCCGCGCAGCCAGCGGGAGGGGAGGCGGTATGAGCGTTGATCCGCGCACGATTCAGCGCGAGGTGCGCCGCGTGATGTTCGCCCGTCGCCTGACCTGCACGTTCCGCGTCTTCCGAAAGAACGTCATGATGCAAACGGGCGAGGCGTGGGAGGGCCGCGAGCGCTGCGGCACAACCGCGCACTACGCCACCGTGCGACGGGGGCGCGTCTCGCCGCGCTGTGAGGAACACGCGAGGGCGGATGCCGAGAAGATGGGGATTTTTGTCAACGAGAACACGGCGATTGAGTATCGTGCGCGCCGTTCAACTGCCCCCACCCCGCCTACCGGAGAGCCGAAGTGAAACTCTCCATCCGAGCAGCGCAGAACGTGTGCGAGGCGGCCGGCGCTCGACAGGTCATCGTGCTGGCGTTCGACGGGAGCGAGTTCTCGGTGGTCAGCTACGGCGCGACGAAGCGGGAATGTGCTGCCGTGCGACCCCTGTGCGACGAGATCGCCAACAGTATCGAAGCGGGAACCTTGCGCGCACCCCCGACCGGAGAGCTCCGATGACGCCCCAGCGGAGGCCGCGCGGAACGGCCGAGACGGCGGGATGGGCGCTGCTCATAGCCGGGCTCGCCGTCATCGTCGCTGGGCGCTGCGTGCATTTCTTCGCGCATCCCGAATGGACGGAACTACACGCATTGCGGGCACTCTGGAAATTGTGGAGCGTCGGCGCCGCGCTCTTGCTGGCCGGCTACCGCGTGGTCCGGCTCCACGTCAGGGAGGGGTGAAATGGGCTTCGTGAAATCAGCTTCCACCTCGACGCCCGTCGTGAACTCGAAGGGCGAGGTTGAGCGCATCCTGCGGCGCTACGGCGCAGACGGACTCGCGGTCGCGCAGAACTATGGCGAGGGCACAATCCTGGTGTCGTTCATCGTGCCGAACTCGCTCGACCATGGCGCGCCACTCGTGCCGGTGAAACTCCCGGTGGATGTGGTGCGGGTGTTCAACGCGCTCTTCCCGCGCAAGACGCCGTGGACGCTCGAACTGGCACGGTCGAAGCAGAACGAAAAGGCGTGGGCGCAGGCCGAGCGGGTCGCGTGGCGCAATCTTGTCCTCTGGATTGATGCCGCGCTGTCCGCCGTGCAATGCGGACTCCAGACGATCACGGAGGCGTTCTTCGCACACGCGGTCCTCTCAGGCGACGGGCGGCGCGTCATCGACGTGGCTAAGGCAGGCGAGCCGATCTACCGGCAGTTGTCCGCAGGGGCCGCCCCACCGGAGGGCACGCCATGAGCCCGATTGACGCTGAACTGATCTGAGGATGGGCGCGATGGTGAAGCCAACTACAACGACGGAGCGCACGATGGACGGGTATTGGAACGACGGGGAACGCGAGGACGGGACGGTTGAGCGTGTCGAGCCCTACGCGGACGGGAGTAATTGGTCTGTCACGTCAAGCAACGGCTGGTCGTGTGATGTGAGCGCCGAGTATGGCGTGGTGCCAAGGGTCGGAGATCGTTTTACGACGTGGGGCAGCATCGGTCGTCCGATTCGCGGCCAAGCCATCAACGACACCGTGCTCTATTACCGGACGCCAGCCGAGCAGGGGGTGGAGGACGCCAAGCAGGCGGACGCGATCCGTGCGGAGCGTGTCGCAGGGTACGAGGGAAAACGAAGTGATTTCGAGGCCCGCGTCACCGCGCTGCCGGCGAAACTACGGGAACGCATCGAGGGATTCCGCGCCTTCAAGGGCGACGGCTGGCGCCACGAGTTCGAGCCGTATGAAGTGTTCTGCTGCGAAGAGGCGGTGAAGATTCACGCTGTGTTCCCGACGGGCGAACAGGTCAAGGCGTTCTCGACGATGGGGCACGACGAACAGAGGGCCGCGTTTCCCGCGATGAGCACCGAGCACAGCGGCAACACGTTCGGCGTGTCGGTGCGGCTGGCCTACCATCTCGGCGCGAACCCCGACCTACTGCCGAAAGATCACGGCGCGCTCTGTGGACTGGTCGGATGCGAGGACTACGGATGCTTTACCTCGCGTCCCGAAGCTGATTCCGCCGCTGTCTCTGTTTAACCATCGCACCCAACCCTCAGATGCCGACCTTCGCCGACCTCCGCGCCTTGCTCCCCGTGAAGGGCATCACGTCACGCGGGCTCTACGCGGGCGTCGCAGGCACAGGGCCGGTCGGCAAGACGTGCCACGATTGCGGCTGGCTGACATACACGGGACAGCGCATCCGCTCGCAGCATCCGAAGTGCGGCAAGACCGCGTACACGCACGGCTCGGCGACAACGATCCGCACCTCCACCGCTGCCTGCCAGCACTTCACGGAGCCGACCCCGTGACCTACACCGATGACGGGCTCTGGCCGGCGTGGACGGGCCGCAAGCAGCCCACCGGCGTGCGCCGCAACGAAGCCCAAATGGATCTCGCGTTCACGGCGCCAGCGCTTCGGATGCCGACTCGCGAGATTGCCGACATGGTGAGAGGGTCCGACCGAATCGAAAGCCAGGTTGCCGCGGCGAAGGCGCACCTGACCCGGAAGGCGTTGCAGCGGCGGATCAAGGAGATCATCGCCACGGAAGGGCCGCAGGAGCCCTACTCACTGGCCGCGCGGGTCGAGTTCGAGGGGTACAGCGAGAATAATCTCCGGAAACGGCTGAGTGAGTTGCACATCGCCAAGGAACTCGTCCAGGTCGGGCGGCGGAACAACTGCGCCTTGCTGGACCTTGCCCCATGACGTCAACGCAGAAGCCGTCCCACGGCACCGGCCTGACCTCGACGTGGACGCTGGAACCGAAGCCCTGCACGGCGTGCGGCTGGCGGTTGGAGAGCCGCCCGATTCCCGAGTCAACCGACCGTGAAGTTTACTGCCCGATGGGGTGTGAGGAGCCGGTATGAGCGCCCAGATTGAGGACGACTGCGATGCGCTGATCCGCGGGCTGGACGGGGATGTGGTCGCGTTCTCGGTCCGAGGCACGGCCCCGCTGCAGCACGTCGGGCTCCCGGATCGGCGCTACCGCGTACGTGGGGTCGGATTCTGGGCGGAACTCAAGTCGGGCCGGGATAAGCTGAGCATGGCGCAGTGGAGATTTCTCGAAGCCGAGCACAAGGTAGGGAGCATCGTCTTTGCCGGTGACGCGCCAGCCTTGAAGGCGATGGTCTACGGCTCGGTGCCGTCGAAGTGGTACGAGATCGGCTGGGCGAACGTGACCGTGATTCTAGCCCGTGGCTTCAGAAAGGAGCGGTGAAATGGAGACGATGGAGAGGATTGCAGCGGACGCGCAGATCGCCGCGCTGGTGCACGAGGCCGAGGCTACGCTCAATATGGCCTTGCGCGCGGCGTCCGATTATGGTCTCGATGCCGAGGCAACGACGACCGAGGTGAGCGTGATCGGTCGCGGGCGCTGTGTGCTGGTGCAGGCCAGTGTCCGGCGGCGCATATGACGGACGCAATCGCACCTGCGCTGACGCCGGAACAATGGGCCGATGTTGCGAAATACGGCGTTAGCTACCTGCGCGCCGAAGTGGGTCCGGTGGTGCTGTGGAACGGCGACGATGGCCCCTCGGTGATCCTTGCCCTCGCCAACGCGGCCCTGCCCGACACCGACCCGCGAAAGATCACATGGGCGATGGTGGATGCGCTACTCTGCGTTGTGCAGCAAGATACGGACGCGCAGAGGTGGGGGCCGTTCGACGGCGAGATAGAGGGCGCAGCGGGATGCCAACGCCTCGCCGACGCCCTCGCCAGCTACCTACCGCCACGGGAGGCCAAGCCGTGACATTCAACGCCATCTGGGGGGATGACCTCCCGGAACCCCCGGAGCCGTGGACGCCGCGGTTTGTCGTATGCACGATACTGCTCGTCGCGCTTGTGACGACGCTCGTTTACCTACTCAACACCTGCTGCGAGTAAGCCGTGACCGCCCGCGAGCGGTTGACGCGTCGCCGTGCTCCTCCGGCTCGCCAACGCGCTGGAACGGGCCGGGTAGCGACCGCATAACCCGTCCGTCCCTTGCGCTTGCGGCCCGCGTGGGGCATCCTACGGGCGGAGGGATGCCGCCCTGACGACAAGCGCCGCAATCAAAGGGAATCAAAACAATCATTCCGGGCGGGGCGGAAAACGCCCCGGTGCCGGGCGGAAGCCGAAGGCCACGGTCGCTCCGAGCGCGCTGGTTGTGATCGAGCGGCCGATTGCGGACGTGCTCCCCTACGCCGGCAACCCGCGCAAAAACGACACGGCCGTCGCCAAGGTTGCCGCATCGCTCCGGGAGTTCGGCTGGCGCCAGCCGATTGTCGTGGACGAAACCCTGACCGTGATTGCCGGCCACACGCGGCTACTGGCGGCCCGATCCCTCGGCATGACGACCGTTCCCGTCCATGTGGCCAAGGGGCTCACCGCGGCCCAGGTGCGGGCCTACCGGCTCGCGGACAACCGGACGGCGCAAGAGGCCGAGTGGGATAATGACCTGCTCGCCCTCGAACTCGGCGCGCTCGCCGACCAGAAGTTCGACCTCTCCCTCACCGGCTTCGATACTGGTGAGCTGGCGCGGATGTTGGGTGAGGGCATTGACCCGACCGCAGAATGGGTTGGGATGCCGGAGTTCGCGCACGAGGATCAACGCCCGTTCCGCAGCCTTCACGTACACTTCGCGGATGCCGTGACCGTTGAGGATTTCAAGCGCCGGATCAGGCAAGAGTTTTCAGATAAGGCGAAGTATATCTGGCACCCGAAGCTGTTGCGTGAAGACTTCGCATCGGAAGGGTACGCCAGTGAACCCTAAATATCCGATCTACGTTATTTCCAAGGGTCGCGCAGACAAGAGCCTAACGGCGAGAGCATTGGCCCGTATGAGCGTCCCGTTCCGCGTGGTAGTTGAACCACAGGAGCGGGACGCATACGCGGCCGCCATTGGCCCGGCTAGAGTCCTAACACTTCCGTTCTCGAACCTCAGGCAGGGTTCAATCCCGGCGCGCAACTGGGTATGGGAGCACTCGGTGGGTGAGGGGCATGAGCGTCACTGGATCATGGATGACAATATCGTGCGCTTCTACCGCTTCAATCGAAACGCCAAGAACCCCCTAGAGGACGGCGCCGGGTTCGCCATCATGGAGCGGTTTGTGGACCGCTACGAGAACGTGCCAATGGCCGGGCCAAACTACGAGCATTTTGCGCCGAGGCGATCCGCAATCAAGGCACCGTTTCACGCCAACACCCGCGTCTACTCTTGCATCCTACTGGCGAACAACGTGCCGCACCGCTGGCGTGGTCGCTATAACGAGGACACGGACCTTTCTCTGCGTTTCCTGAAGGATGGCTATTGCACGATTCTATTCAGCGCATTTCTTGCCAACAAAGTAGCGACGATGCGGATGAAGGGCGGAAATACTGACGAACTCTACCGACAGGACAGCGCCTTTGACGGACGCCTAGAAATGGCGAAGTCGCTCCAGCAACAGCACCCTGACGTTGTGAAGATCGCGCACAAGTGGGGGCGCTATCAGCATCACGTTGACTATCGCCCGTTCAAGCGAAACGCACTCATCCGGCGCGCGGGCGTTGTGATTCCGAGTAGCGTAGATAACTTCGGGATGCAACTGCGCCAGAAGGCCGTGCGCCCATGACCGCCAAGGCCAGGGCCCGCAAGACCGGGCGCAAGCTCCTCCCGATTGACCCGAAGATCGTCGAGGGCATGGCCGGGGTCGGGGCGACCGATGGGGAAATCGCCGACTTTGTCGGCTGCGAACGCTCCACGATCACCAAGCGTTTTTCACAACTACTAACAAAAGCCCGGTCGGGGATGCGCACGCGCCTCCGGCAGGCGCAGTACAAGCTCGCCCTCGGCGGAAACGCGACCATGTGCATTTGGCTCGGCAAGCAGGTGCTTGACCAGCAGGATAAGCAGGAGGTCGAGCACTCCGGGGAAGGGGGCGGCCCCATTCTCGTGACGGTTACGCGGCGACTCGTTAGGGCTGGATGACCGCGATCGAGCTTGACATTGCAACGCCGGAATGGGCTGAGCCACTTCTGGTGCCGGCCCGGTACAAGGGTGCCTCCGGCGGACGCGCCTCCGGTAAATCGCATTTCTTCGCTGAGGCCGCCGTTGAGGAGATGGTGTGCGACCCGGCGCTCCGCGTGGTCTGTATTCGTGAGGTTCAGCGGAGCCTCCGGTATTCGGCCAAGTCCCTGATCGAGGCGAAGATCCAGTCCCTCGGCGTCGGGCACCTCTTCGACGTGCAACGTCCGGAGATTCATCGTCGGGGCGGCGACGGTGTGATGATCTTCGAGGGGATGCAGGACCACACGGCGGACAGTATCAAGTCCCTTGAAGGCTTCGGGCGCGCGTGGGTCGAAGAGGCGCAGAACATCAGCAAGCGTTCGCTCGACCTCCTCCTCCCCACGATTCGCGCGCCGGGTTCAGAAATCTGGTTCAGTTGGAACCCGGAGAACATGACCGATCCGGTGGACAAGTTCTTCGCCAGCGGCCAGCACGTCCGCGTCCACTCGACGTACCTCGACAACCCGTTCTGCCCGGCAGAAATGCTGACCGAGGCGGCGCGGCTCCGCGCGGAAGATGGCGACGCCTACGAGCATATCTGGATGGGCGGCTACTTCCTCGGCGGCCACGGCCGCGTCTACTCATCGTTCCTCAACAAACCGTTCCCGGGAGGGAACATCGACGAATCCGTCCGGGACACGGGCGGCGACCTCTACGTCGGCCAGGATTTCAATGTGAACCCGATGGCCTCGGTCATTGCCGTGCGCGCGGTGGACGAGTGTCACGTGATTGACGCGCTGGAGATTGCCACGTCGAACACGCAAGAGGTCGCGGACGAAATCAAACGCCGCTACCCGAAACGGCGGATCATCTTCTGCCCGGACCCGGCGGGCAACTCCCGGCACACGAACGCGCCAGTCGGCCAAACCGACTTTACGATCCTCAAGGCGGCCGGCTTCGAGGTGCGCGCGCCCGCTACGCACGCGGCCGTGGTGGACCGGATCAACAACGCGCAGGCGATGTATCATACGGTCACGCTCGCCAAGGATAACACGCCGACGACGCGCCGTCGGGTCCGCATCTCGCCGAAGGCTGCCCCGCTGATCCTCGCGCTCTCGAACCTGACCTACAAAGAGGGCACGTCACTACGCGACAACAAAAAGGGCGGCGGCGCGTTCTTCCATATTTGCGACGCGATAGACTACCTTCTCTGGCAGGAGTTCAACGTCCTGACGCCAGCGTGGTCGCAAGCGCGTGTAGCTTTCTGATAACCGGGACCTTTCCTCATGCCGATCGACCTCCTCAGTAGCACGGACAGCGGCGGATACTCCAGCGATCCGAGTCGCCCTGATTACGCCTGTCCCGCCTACCGCGAAATGGCGCCGCGCTGGGCCATCGTGGACGACGTGCGCGCCGGCACGGAGGCTATCCGCGCGAAGCGGACCACGTACCTCCCGAAGTTCGAGGCCGAGACGCCGAAGGATTGGGACACGCGCGTGCTCATGACGTTCACCGAGGACCACTACGCGACGACGCTCACCGAGCATGTCGGGCTCGTGATGGCCGAGCCGATCGCGCTGGGTGACGATGTACTGCCCGCGATCGAAGAGTTGTGCGAGGATATCGACGGCGAGGGGAATCATCTCGATGTCTTTGCGCACACGGCGTTTGATGCGGCGCTCCACTACGGTCACGTCGTGCTTGTCACGGACTACCCGGAAGCCACCAACATCAAGACCAAACGGGACGCGAAGGTCGCGCACGTGCGGCCGTATGTGCAGCTCTACCCAGCGCCCGACGTACTCTGCCCAGAAGGGGTGTCCATCGGCGGGGTCAAGGTGCTGACCCGAATCATGCTCCGGGAACACGACACGGCACCAGCCGGCGAGTTCGGCCTTGCGGACGTGACGCGCTACCGCGAACTACGGCAAGCGGTGGAATACGACGAGTTCACTGGCCGTGCGCGCTCGCTCGGCGCGATCACCTGGCGGACGTGGCGGGCGGACCCGGACGCGGCGGCGGGCACCGGATTCACGCCGACCGGAGAGGGCACCATCATTGGGCCGGCCCGCATTCCCGCGCGCGTCGTCTACGGCGGCGAGAAGCTCGGGTTCGTGCATACGAAGCCGCATCTCTACGGGCTGGCGCTGGCGAACTTGGAAGAGACGCAAGTCAAGTCCGACTACGCGAACGTCATGCACAAGACGAACGTACCGACGCCGATCTTCATCGGACGGAACACCTCGGCCACGCAGGGCCAGACGCTGCAGATGGGTCAGGGGATCGACATCCCCATTGGCGGCGACGCGAAGATGCTGGAGCCCTCCGGCGCGGCCATCGGGGAGACGCGGCTCCGGCTCGCCGCGCTCCGCACCGACATGCAGCGACAGGGGGCATCGACTGCACAAGGCGAGGGCGGGAAAACGCTGACCGCCACCGAAGCGGCACAATACGCGAAGGCGCGGAACGCCAAGCTCCGCCGGTCCGCGAGATCGTTACAGGATGCTCTGGAGGGCGTGCTCGCGGACATGGCGGCGTTCCTCGGCATCGCCACTACGGGCGCCGTCAAGTCGGGCGGGTCACTGTCCGTCTGCCAGGACTTCACGGGCGAAGCGATTGACCCGGCGTACCTCACGGTGCTGGTGGCCGCGTACAAGGAAGGCACACTGAGCATGGAGGAGTTGCGCGCGGCGATCCATACCGGGAAGCTCCCGGACGACTTCAAGGCGGACGATACCGGGGCGCTGATTGCGGTAGAAATCGCGCGGCAAGATCAGGCGGCAGCGGACGCGGCCGCACAAGCCGCACGGGCCGCGCCGCCGCCGACCGCGGCATGACGCCACCCGCCACCCTCCCCCGTCGGGCGTCGGGCATTCGCTCGATGGCGGCCCAGATGGGGGCGAGCCTCGCCACGCAGACGCTTGCGCGCCAGCTCGTGAGCGACAAGATCGGCTACGTCGTCGCCGTGGGGCTCGGGGCCGGCGCGTTGCGGCTCGGCGACTGGTGGGCCGTTGGCGCGTTGGCCGCGCTCTACGCGGTCAGTGCGTGGTCGGCATACCGACGCTGGCGGGGGGCGGCGTGACGGCGCCTCGATGACCCACAACGTCATTCTCCCGCCTGATCCGTGGTGGCTCCTCCGGCTCAGTGTAAAGCGAGGTGAGGCAGTGCCGTTCGGGTGCTGGGTGCTCTGGGCGTGGCAGTTCACGGTTGCGCCAAGGATCGTTACGTGACGGGTTATGTTTCGATAGTGAAAAGCGCGGACGGCGCACCCCGTCCAACCTTTGGAGGGGAACGATGAGAGACGAACACGACACACAGACAATCGTCGAGATAGAGAAGTGCTCGCGTGCGCTTCATGCGGCGTGTGCGGGCTACCGGTGGCTGTCACGTGACAGCCACCGCGTGCTCTCAGCTATCCGTTCTGCTCCGATGCCGGCGTGCCATACCTTCAGGACGAGCTATGATAGAACTGGCGGCGATTGGTACTGTGAGCACGAGTTTGGTTACGGAGAACTGGCCTGCCCTCAGTGCGGGAGGTCTCTAACAATCAATGATCTCGGAGACTTGTCATATACCGTTCGTCAAACGCTCCTTCCCCTTCTCGGTATCACGACGAATACGACGGTGAGCGACGCCGTGCTCAAGATCGGCAAACTCCAACTGTCTGATGTGTTGATGACATGCCGAGCGATTCGTTACGTCGGACCAAAGACGGCAACTGCTCTCGTCGAACAGATTCTCAAGGCATTGAAGCCCTATGGGCTTCGCAAACATCGCGGCTGGAGCCAGTCTCCTTCCCGGATTCTCGCAAAGAAGGCGGCTGCCACGCTGCGACAATGCGTCCGGATGCACCAGCGGCGAGCGAAGGAAGCCATACGCAAGCTCGACGCTCTTGAGGCGGCTGAGAGTTGTTAAGTGACGGCGGTATCCACGGTGCTGGAATGGAAATCTCGGCTAGCCGAGACGTACAGGCTTTCGCGTCTCGGCAAATACGACAAGGCGATGCATGAATCAATGGCCGGATCGCTGGGTATCGCGACGCAGGCCCATATGAGCGCGCCGGAGCACGTCGCAACGTCTGAATTGCTATGGGTGAGCGCCGAGATGATCGACGTTGTGCATCACGCCGCCCGCTCGTTGCCGCTTTACAACTGGTCGCCCGAACTTCTGCCGTGGCCGAAGGCGATTTGCGTAGGAGAGAAGCCGCTCGTTGTTCTGCCGCATGAGCGGCGCGCCGATGGGATTCCGCACTTCGTTCTGCAATGGTCAAACCTGCTGGCCCCGTCCTATGACTGTACCGTTCTGCTGTGGCACTATGAGAAGGGTTTTCACTGGTCGCCAGTGGCAAGTCTGATCTTCAACCTCACCTCGGGCCATGCATGGCCCGAGGTGAGCGACGGCATGAAGCTGTCAGGTGCGCGCGATATCGGCGCGGCGGCGGTTGAAGAAACGACCCGGTTCGTTTCCACGCTGTGGCTGTTGCTGCAACAGAAGGTGGCCGTCAAGCGCGTCACCATCGCCAATCGAGCCACGAGACGACGGGCAGAGAAGGCCGGTGACTCCGTTTTGCCAACTGTCACGGTTATTGAACTCCGGCGACCGATAAGCCAGCAGGAGAGCGAAGGATCGGGCGGGCCAGTTGAATGGTCACACCGCTGGATGGTCGGCGGGCATTGGCGCAACCAATATTATCCGTCAACCGGCGGGCACCTGCCCATGTGGATCGCGCCTTATGTGAAAGGACCGGAAGACAAGCCACTGGTAGTAAAGGACCGTGTTTATGCGTGGGTTCGATGACCCCCGCCGAACGCTTCTGGCTCAAGGTCCGGAGACGCACGGCCACGCTGCAGCCCGAGGTCGCGGCCTCGCTTCTGCGCGCGTTTGCCATCCTCCGGGAATCCCTCCCGCCGCGCGACCTCGCCAGTTTGATCGCGCGTGGGGATGTCGAGGGCGCGATCCGGTTGGCCCTCTCCGATGCAATCCTCGACCGGGCGTTCATCCCCTTCCGCACTGAACTGCGCCGGACCGTTGAGCAGGGCTTCCGCACCACACTGGCGGACGTGCCGAAAGCGGGGAAGATCGACGGCGTGCTGGCCGTCACGTTCGACTACCTCGCGCCCAACGTCGTGACGGCTGTCCGCGCGCTCGATACCCGGGTGATGACGGCGCTGAAAGATGACGTACGGGAGACGGTGCGCGCGTTCATCGAAAACGGCCTCCGGGACGGGCGCGCCTCGCTCTCGGTCGCGCGGGAAATCCGCGGCATGATCGGGCTGGGGGAAACACAACTCGGTTACGTCGCGAATCTGCGTGCGGAGTTGGAGACCGGGAAGTACGCGGATGCCGCACGCCGTGCGCTGATCGACCGCCGATTCAATCTCGCGAAACTCGACGCACTGTCGCCGGCAGAGCGTGCGGGGCGGATCGACACGATTGTTGAAGCCTACCGCAAGGCGTGGATCACGCAGAACGCCGCGACGATCAGCCACACCGCGACGATGGATGCGTATCGGGCCGGGCAGCACTTGTCATGGAAAGAGGCGCAGGCCAACGGCGTCATCCCGGAGGGGTTCCGGCTGATGAAAACATGGGAGCAAATCGACCGACCGACGAAGCGCGACGAACACGTCCCACTACAAGGGGAGACAGTGCCGTTCGATGAGCCCTACTCGAATGGCCAGATGATTCCCGGCGAAACCGATTACAACTGTGGCTGCTTGTCGCGCGTATTTGTCGCACGGACGGCGGCCTGATGCCTGACGGACGTATCCACCCTTGCGCGCGTCCACGGCCGACACTACCGTACATCTACGGAAGTCGCACGCACTTCCACCACGAGGGACTCGATGCCGCTACCCCTGCTTGCTGACAATCTGGACGCCATCCCCGAAGCCGCACGCGGGGCGTTCGTCAAAGGCGCCGACGGCAAGTTCCGCCTCGACGCCGAGATCGAAGACACGGCGGGCCTCAAGGCGAACAACGCGGCGCTGAAGAAAGAGAAAGACGCGCTCGCCAAGCGCGCTGCCGTGCTCGGCGACCGGACGGCGGAACAGGTGATCGCCGACTTCGAGTTCGCGGCCAAGGCGCGCGAAGATGCCGCGAAAGCATCGGGCAACTACGAGGAGCTGAAGCGCCTGCAGGCCGAGGAACTGAAGAAGCGCGACGCCATGATCTTCGACTTGACCGCGCGCACGGCGGCCGATGACGCCATCACGGCGGCCGGCGGCAAGGTGAAGAAGCTCCGCGACATCGTGCTCAAGCACGTCACGGTGCAACTCGTGAACGGCACCCCGACCGCCACGGTGGTGGATGGCAAGGGCCAGCCGCGGATCAAGGACGGGCAAGGCACCGCGTTCACCGTGGCGGACCTCGTCGAGGAACTGAAGGCGGACGACGATTACGCGAACGACTTCGCGGCCTCGGGGGCCTCGGGGTCGGGCGGGCGGAACGATAGTAGCGGGGGCGGTCGCGGGGGCATGGTGATCATCCCGAAGGACGCGAGCACGCAGGAATACCGCCGGCTCAAGGCCGAAGCCGAGAAGGCGGGCCGCCCGTACAAGGTCGCCAGCTAGGGCGCTCTCGCTGGGCGGGAGTGCGTCGGGTAGGAGACAATCGAAGGGCAGGACACACGGGGCGGCTGGGCCGCCCCACCAGTACGCCAGGGGCGCGCTGCGGTGAGTAGACAATCACTCGCGGCGCGCTCTTTTTGCGTGGCCGCTCAACGCCTTGAGGGCACACGCAAATGGCTACGAATACGCTCGGCAACTACGACGAAACCTTTTTCGTCCAGGAAGCGCTGATCCAGCTTGAGAAGGTGCTGGGGATGGCGGGCCGCGTGCACCGCGACGCGACCGCCGAATCACAAGTGAAGGGCGCCACGGTGGCGATGCGCCGTCCGGCCAGTTTCACCGCCACCGAGATGCCAGTCTCTGACTCCAACGTCCCGACGGAGAGCGTCAACCTGACGTTCAACAAGTGGTGGGGCGTCCAGTTCGGCCTGACCGACAAGGACCTCACGCTGTCGGCGCCGCAGATCATCCAGAACCACATCCGCCCGGCTGCCGTGGCGGTCGCGGACAAGATCGACCAGACGCTCGCCGCGCTCTACCTCGACATCCCGTGGATCTCCGCGCAGACCGCGACGCCGGCGCTCGCCGACATCGCCGCGATCCGGAAGATCATGCGGGATAACAAGGTGCCGCTCGACGACAACACGAAGCTGCATTACATGATCGACAGCGCGACGGAACTGGCGTACATCAACGCTCTCGCCGCCGCCGGCCAGCAGGCCAACACGCAGGACCCGGCACTGCGCTCGGGTTCGATGGGTCGCCTCTACGGCTACGACACCTGGGCGAACCAGAACACGCCGACGCACACCTCGGGCGTCGCGGCGGATGCGGCCGGTGCCATCGACTTCGGTTCCGGGAGCACGGCGGTCTACGCGGCCGGGACCACGACGATTCACGTGGACGGCCTGACGTCCGGCGCGACACTCAAGACCGGCGACACATTCCTCATCACCGGCGATGCGCAGCGCTACGTCCTGACGGCTGATGGCGCGAACGAATCCACGGGCGACATTGACGTCACCTTTGCGCCCGCGCTCAAGCAGGCGGTGGACGAGAACACGGTCGTGACGTTCGTCATCACCGGCTCGGCCAAGGTGCAGTGTTTGGCCTTCCATTCGAACGCCTTTATGCTCGGCATGGCGCCGCTGTCCACCCTCGGCGACGGCCTCGGCGCGCGCATGGCGACCAAGGCGGACCCGACCACCGGCCTCTCGCTCCGCTCGACCCTCTGGTACGACGCGCCGAACGCCGTGGTGAAGGTGCGTCTCGACGCGCTCTGGGGCGTGAAGACGCTGGACTGCAACCTCGCCGTCCGCGGCTACGACGCCTAACCCGATGGGTGCGGGGCCGGGCACTTCCGCCCGGCCCCGCACCTCTGGGCTCACGCTCGTACCTGAGGATTGCCGACATGTCCACATCCGACACGAAGATCGTTCCGAACGGCAGCGACCGGTTCGACATTGATGTCAACCAGTCCTCTGGCCTGTCGCTCCGGGTGCGGGGCGGCGTGCTGCTGACCGGGCTCGGCTACAGCAACGTTCCGAACAAGACCCTGACGCTCACGGCGTCCACGGCGAACTACGTCGAGATGGATGACGCCGGCGTCATCAGCACGAACACCACAAGTTTCACGGCCGGGTACACCACGCTGTATGTCGTGACCACGAACGCCACGCAGGTGACGGGCATCGTGGACGCGCGCGGCGGGGCGACCGTATTCCCGCTCGCGGAGTACCCGATCGCGCCCTACAACGTGCGCGGCCCCACGGGGCTGGCGATCACGGCGACCGAACTGGCCGGCGGATTCAACTTCAACCTCGCCTCGAACGTCCTGCTCCTACAGGGCGAGGTCACGAACAACGAGACGGAAGCGTCCGTTGGGAACTTCCAGTTTGTGTTGCCGAAGGAGTACGTGGCGGGCGGCGCGATCAAGTTCCGCGTGAAGGCCGCCAACCTCGGCGCCGGCACGCAGACCTCGTGCACGATCACCGTGACGGCGTACAAGTCGGACGGCAACGGCGCGGTCGGCTCCAATCTCGGGCCGGCGGCGCAGACCCATGCCGCGAAAACGACTTGGTACACGAAGGATTTCATCATCACGGCGACCGGGCTCGCGGCGGGCGACGCGCTGAACATCGTGCTCACCGTGTCGAACATCGAGTCGGCGTCCTCCAACCTCGTCTGGACGGCCGAAGGGCTCTCGATGTTGCTGGACGTGGCGGCGCGGTAACATGGCCGCGGTCTGGATGAAGATCGCGAAGTTTGGGGATGCGCCCGTGCTCATTGACGCGGCGCATCCCCTCGCGGTCGCGCAGCGCGCACGGGACGCGGCGGCACCAGCGGACACGCCGTCGGCCTCCGCGCCAGCCGCTCAGGATGCCCCTGCGTCCGTCGCCCGGCGCGACCAGAAGAAGGGGCGCCGGTAGATGCCGCTCAGCGTCGATGCCACGGTCGGCGGCGCGGCCAGTACGTCGTTCGTGACGGTGACTGAGGCCGACACGTACCTGTCCTTTCGCCTGAACTCCGCGGCGTGGACGGGCGCGGACCCGAAGTGCCAGGCGCTCGTCGAGGCCACCCGGGAACTCTCCGCGCTCGGCTGGCAGGGCTCCCGCGTGGATGACACGCAGGCGCTCGCATGGCCGCGCGCCAACGCGCCCGACCCGGACGGCACGTCGGCGTACGCCCTGTTTGACACTACCGAGATTCCGCAGCGCATCAAAGACGCGACGTGCGAGCTGGCGCTGGAGTTCCTACGAGCCGGGACGACGGACGTCGCGGCGCTGGACTCGAAAGCGGGCGTGATTGAAAAGACCGTTGGTCCGCTGACGACGCGCTGGCAGGCGGGGCAGCGGCCGACCGGACTGGCGCGCTACCCGCGCGTCATGCAGCTCATTGCGCCGCTACTCGGGATTGGCAGCGGGCAGGTACGGCTCATCCGATGACGACGAAATACGCGGACGAACTCGCTGACGCACTGGCCGACATCACCGAGGCGGGCGCGGTGGTCACGTTTCCCGGTGCCGTCCCCGGCACGGCGGGCACGTACGATCCCGCGACGGATACGCGGGGCGGTGGAACAGCGGCCACGGACGCCACGGGCCGGGGGATCGAAATCCCGGGCGACCCGGACACGTACCGCACGCTCTCGCTCATCCAGTCGAATCCCGTGACGCTACTGCTCGCGGCGTCGGGCGTGACGATCACGCCGCGCGCCGGGATGCCGTTCGTCTGGCCCGTCGGCGGCACGCCGTACACGATCCGCCTCGCCACCCCGATGGGGCCGGATGGGACGCCGATCCTCTGGACGCTTGTGGGGTCCGGATGACCGCCTTTGCGGACCAACTCCACAACTTCACGGCCAAAGTGCCGCGCGTGACGCAGGCGGCCTTTGTCGGTACAGTAACGGCTGCGTGGCATTCCATTCAGTTCGGCTCGCCGATCACCGGGGCGCCGGGGCAACCTGTGGCTAGGGGCGAGCTGCGTGATTCGTGGCAAATCTCCGAGCAGACGCGGACGAGCGCGCTGATCTCGACGGACAAGAAGTACGCGCTCTCGAACGAGGATGGCATCGCCCGGCCCGGCAGGGGTCCGTACAAACAAGTAAACCCCGCCATCGGGGGGCGCTGGAGCGTGGCCTTGACCCGTGCGGGAATCCAAGCGCTGCTCGACAGCGAAGTGGCGAGGCTCAATGCCTGATCTCAATGCGCTGGCGATTCATGTGCGTGTGACCGTCCTCGAGGCGGCAGTGCTGATCGAAGTCGCCCCGGACAGCCGTAACGGCGTCTCATGCATCATCCCGCTCGACGATCTACCGGGCGAAGGCGACGAGTGGAAGCGTGGAGAGTCCGCGTGATCTCGAATCTCGCGGCAACCCTCGCGCTCCGGAACCGCGCCCTCAGCCTCACCGTCTGCACCACAGGGAGCGCCACGCTCTCAGTGACGACGACGGGCTACGCGCGCGCCGATGGCGGGTCGTTCGTGACCGACGGATTTGTGCTTGGTGATGAGATCCTCGCATCGGGCTATGCCGCGCCCGGCGACAACGGCAACGGCATCATCACGGCCCTGACCGCTACGGCGATGGCCGTGGACGCCTACACCGTGACGCTGGGGCCGACCGGCTACACCGTGGCCGCGCGGACGCTCGTCACCGAAGCGGCGGCGGCGGCCCGGACGATCAGCGTCAAGCTGCCCGCGCTTCGCGCATTCGAGAACGTGGCACTCACCCCCGTCGCGGGGCGCCCGTACATCACGGAAGAGTTCATCCCCGCGACCGCGGAGCTGGTCACCTTCCCCGCGCAGGGCGGGCGCATGGCCGAAACGGGGCTCTACGTGCTCACCTGGTATGGCCTCGTCGCCGTGGCCGGGATTCCGGGCATCGGGGTCTCGTCGCTCCGGAAATCCGTCGATGCGCTCAAACTGCTCTACGCGCCCGGCACCACACTGACGGTCGGCTCCGACACCCTGCATGTCCGCGGGGATACCGCGGTGCGTACGGGGCAGATCATCCCGCTCGCCGGATGGGCGGCGCTCCAACTGACCGTGCCGTGGCGCGCGCGCTCGGTCAACACGATTGCCGCCTAACGCTGTTCCCGCTCCACTTCTCCCGAGGGTTTCCCCATGACCGACATTCAGGACCTCACTTCCATCCGCCTGGCCTTCAAGGTGCAGAGCGCCCTCGGCTCGCCATCCTCCGGCGCGAGCGGCAAGGGTATTGAAGTCCTGCCCTCGGGCGGGATGGCCGCGCAGATCGCCGCCATCGAGTCCGCCATGCTCACGCGGAGCCGCATGAAGCGGCGCCCGCGCCACGGCATGAAGACCGTGACGGCGAGCTACGAGACGGAACTCTCGACCGGGCCGCTGGACCCGATCTTCGAGGCCGTGCTCGGCGGGACGTACGTCGCCGCGCAGAACTTCAGCAACACCGATTGGGGCACCTGCACGATCACGGGCACCGGCGTCACGGCGACGTTCGGCTCGGGCACGCTGCTCACGGATGGCATCGTGGCCGGCAACTTCATCAAGTTCACGAGCCTTTCCGTGAGCGGGAATAACGCCGTGTGGGTGCCGATCTTGGCCGTCGCGGAAGGCGTGGCGACGCTCGCCCCCGGCTACATCCAGGACAACAGCGTTGACGCCGCGTGGACCGCGGTGATCGCCAAGTCGCTCTTCACCGCGACGCCGTACACGGAGCGCTACTGGTCGGTCGAAGAGAACATGCCGGACGCGGCCGTGGATATGTCGAAGTACGCCACGGATGCCGTCTGGAACTCCCTCAACGTCACCTTCGCCCCGACAGCCTACGTCAAGGTGGGGTTCGGCTTCGGTGCCCGCGACATGGCCATGAAGACGGTCGGCGACGCGCCGGTGTTCACGAGCCCGACGTACATCGAGGCCGACTCGCTGATCCTGCTCGACGGCGGCATCTACGTGAACGGCACCAAGCGCACGGACCTGACGGGCTTCAAGTTCGGGCTCGCCGCGCCGGTGAGCGGCGTGCCGGTCATCGGCACCAACGTCTCGCCCGACGTCTTCCTCGGCCAGTTCGCCTTCACGGGCGAGTTCACGGGCGTGGTCGCGGATTCGACGGATTTCGCGGCCTTCGACGCCGAGACGGACATCGCCGTGCTGATCCACTGCAAGGAAAAGGCGACGCAGGAGTTCGTGTCGTTCTACATCGGCAACCTGAGCTTCGCCGGCTATTCGAGCCCCGCCGGTGGCGAGGGCGCGCTCATCCAGACCATCCCGCTGTTCGGCGGGGCGGACGTGGCGGGCGGCGACCGGGCAGCGACCACGGTACTGATTTCGACGAGCGCAGCATAGCAGGACCGCAGGGCTTCATCCCGGCCGCCGCACGCGCGTTCCGGGTCGCACGCAGGATGCATCGTTCTCCGTTCCCGTCGTGACCCGAAGGCTTCGGCTGGAAGGGGATGCGTGCCACGGCGGGGGCGGAGAACCTCAGAGACGGAGCACGCACATGGCGGACATCAATCGCATCAAGGACGAGATCGCGCAGGATGAAGTGGCGCAGGCGGTCCCGATCAACCAGAAGAACGGCGAGCCGTACCTCGCGCCCGACGGCGAGCCCTGTACGGTGAGCGTGCTCGGCTCGGACGCCAAGCGGGTGCAGGCCGCGCGGGACACCATCCAGCGCCGGATGCTGCGCGCGCGTCGCGTCAAGCTGGACCCGGCCGACCTCCGGGCGAACCGGATCGATCTGGCGGCGGCCGCCGTGACGGGCTGGTACGGCTGGACGGCGGGCGACGTGGAGTTCCCGTGCACGCCGGAGAACATCCGCGCGCTCCTCTCGTCGGAGCACGTCCTCGAACAGGTCGAGACGGGGATCACGGGGCACGCCGATTTTTTCGTGACTGCCTCGCCCAGCTAATCGAGGCGCTGCGCCATGATACCCGC